CCTAGGTACTCACCCTTTCCCACACGCGCCATGAACTCATCCAGCTTGTTCCTTAATATCTTCTGTGCGTCATAAGGCTCTGTAATCTTTTTCACATATTTATCCGCACCCTTGGTCTTGTCAATAAGATTAGTGAGCCATTCAGGTGTCATTCTTGAAAAGAGGCTTAGGATTCCTTGAAGTCCTTTATACCACGAACCTCCTCCTCCTTTTGCGTAACCAGGAACGGATCCACCTTTATTATAAATCCAGCTCTGAGGACCAGCCATTTGAATAGGATAAAAATAATCTTCATCATCAGATTCAAAACGTCCTTGACCAGTTCCTGATGGCCCCACAAATCTTTGGTCATACCAACTTAATCCAGGTTCACTTGACTGCCTCAATGCCCAAGAAAGGGTTGTAGATCCTTTATCCGGTAAGGATGAAACATTGCTTTTAGTAAACAGTGAGTTCCATATATCTGTTTCAATATTACCGTTAGTCTGGCTCTGTTTGATATTAGTTCTTTTTCTACCAGGCGATATAGTTCCAGTTCCATAGGTTCCCTCTCTAGTCCCAGTTTGACCTTGTATTCTAATGGCTCTTTCTCTTGCGTCTTCCATGTCTATCCTGCGTTCTGCATTTGTTCCGCCATTTCATGCGCCCTCTTCGGAGTCTGCTTGGCCCACTTGCTGTCAAGCATCTGCACGTGCGCTTCGAAATAATTTGGTGGATCTTCCTTAAGTGCCTTCCACATATTGCGGAACTTGGAAACACCATTTCCGCCAAGCTGAAAAATCATTTCACAAATTACGGTTTTTGCACTATCTGAAATCTTCAGGTCTTTGCACATCTCGTGCGTCTGGTTGATGGCACTTTGCAAGTCCTTTACCAGAATCTCTTCCAGGTATTCCTTGTCGTAAGCCTTGTTGTCCTCCCAATGGTCCTCCACGCAGAGATGGCCATACCCGACGGTTCTTTTGTTTAATGTATCGCGGTAAACGGTGTCCCGAAATCCCTCGTGTTTCTTGACTGACTCTATAAGTTTGTCATAGTTCATAGACTTGCTATGCCCCCTCTATTGTAGCCCATTAGTCCCCCTCTGTATCTTCCATATTTTCTCACGGCAGCATATCCTGAAGGTCTTGATGGAGCAGAGGCACCTGCTGCACCGCCTGCTATGGCTTCTCTCCTTCCACCATCACCAGAAGGTCTATTGACAACGACATTTCTACCATCGCCTCCACCTCCAGTGACAACGTTTCTACCACCAGTGGCAGTATCTTGATCACCACCAGTTATTCCTAAATAATCCGTTCCTATTTGGGCTCCAAGAGGAATCATTCCCCATCCAGGATACATAGATCCTGCCGATAACCATCCTCCAAGAACATCACCTTGTGAAAATCTTTTTTGTGCATCATAGTAACCCAAGCCAGCACCAACGCCTGGACTAGCACGCATTAATTTCGTAAGTAATGACGGAGGCAATGCCTTTAAAATGCCGGTTGCCTTATTACCTAGATTTAAATACTTATTGGCGACATCAGCAGAAACTCTGCCCTGCAATTGACCTAACATGCTTCTGCTTCTTTGTATAAGATTAGAGGGTATTTCTGTTGCAAAAGGTTCTACATAATTTTTAGCAGTAGCGAGTCCACGAAACCATTTATCAGTTCCAAATTTCTTAGCAGTATTATATGCATCACTTGCTTTGTCCCCAATGGCGCCAAAAACTCCTTCGGCCTTTGGGAAAAGTCCTTCCCCTAGTTGACCACGTAAGATATTCTTTCCCCATCTAACAAGGTCATCTGTTGTGGCAGCAATTTTTCTATTAGGTCTAAGATCTTGGAAACCTTCTGCCTGTATGGCTGTTTTTGCAGCTTGGGTTGCTGGGGAATGCATAAACTGTGTCATCTCCCCTGCAGCTGATCCAACTGGCATAAATTTTGGTTGTTGTGAAAAAACTCTAAAGCCTTGACTAGCAAGAGTAGCTGGATCGTCTTGTAAATTACTTATAGAAGGATCATAATAATCTGCCATTATCCCATTATCCCTGTGTAAGCGGCACGCATAATCAATGCGAGCACGCCGAACGAAACCGTCCACACGATCTTGAAGATTGTATCAATCTTTCCTGAGATGTGGGACATGTGATTGTCCAGCTTCTGGTTGATGAGCTTCAGCTGCCCTTCAATCCTGATGATGTCCTCGCGGTTCTGTGTTACTTTTTCTTCTGCCATTATATTAAACTCATTAGTCCTCCTTTATTTAATCCATACGCCTTGACTCTTCCTGAAGGGTCAACACGGCTTCTTGTTCTTTCCATGTTCCTATTTACTACATTTACTGGTGATGTCATTGGCGTACTTTGTCGTTTTACATTTGGGTGGTGTAGAGAATGTATAGACATGTCCTCTGTTGATCTGTTAAAGTCAAAAGGAAGTGTCAAGTTAACATCCCTTCCTTCTCCCTCACTCGCACGCGGTCCTAGCCAGTTTCCAACCATCTCAGCAAGTCCATATCGTCCATATTTTTCTTGGTAAGGCCAACGATTATAATATTCCTTAATAGGATTAAATCCTTTTCCAATATGTTTTGCTATATTCCACACGTATTTGGCCATTTTAGAGGTATCAACATCACCAACGCGTTCAGGATATTGCCCTTCTTCCGTAACAATTTGGTATTTGCTGTAAGGGTCTAAACTAGGTGGAGTCCATCCATGTTCACTATAAACTGGATTCCAATCATATTTATCGCTTATTGTAACTGTTGGGTCATCGAATGCAGGAGCACGAGAAGGATTAATATCATATTCAAAACCACTCAAGGATTCAAAAATATCTTGGCCAGCTCCTCCTCCGGTTACAGGATTGGTTTCATCAAAGGAAGAAACTATTCCACTGATATCTCCTGTTTTATTGTACTGTGCTGTAATGGCATCCAAGAGTGCTTCTTTATGCTCATCACTGAAATATTCTTCTCCAATAGGATCGTCACGATAAAATTGCTCCATATATAACTTATAAGGAAGAGGTAATAAATCAGTAATAGCCATCTAACTCACCAATGAAATGATTCCCTTCTTGTCCATCCTTCGAGGGGCATTCAGGGGTTCAATCATTCCTCCTTTATTTTGTCCGCCATATTTTGATGCGAGGGCCGCGTCCATATTGCCCTGATACAACCATCCAGCCGTGTTAGGTGACATATTTGGATTGGCATTAATACTTGATCCAGTTACTCCATACCCTTGGTCCTCTCCAGCCGCCAGTCCGGCCTCATCAGCGTAGGTTGGCGTAGGTACCTTATCCTCTCCTTTCATATAACTGAAAGGAAGGTTCGTTGGCTCCAGAACTTTTGGAACATAAGGTGTTTCTCCAGAAATAACTTTTTTACCTAAATCATAGGCGGTGTTAATCATGCGTTCCCCTACATCAACGGCACGGTTGCCCCATTTATCAAGCATAGCTTTATGACCGCCAGTGGTTGCAAGCTGTCTTTGGGTGTCTTCCATTTCCTTAAGGTCCTGATCAAATGATTCCCATTCTTCCGGCATGTTTCTAAATAAACGCATAAGATTCAACGCCCTTACGCTTTCAGGTAGATTGGTGTCAATTGCATTTCTGTAGGCACGCATGTTGACTGGAGAAGTAATTACTTTGCCTCCATATCGAAGGAACCATGCACCCATGAGAGGCCAGAACCATTGTCCTCCTACAAGGCTTAATGCTCCTGCAGTACCTGCACCTGTCCTAACTCCTGTTCCTATGACTGCTGTTGGAAGAGCTGAATTCAAGCCGGCCCTTACGCCACCAATCGTTGCACGACGTGCCATGAAGACACTCATGGAAGGAATTCCGTTCTTGAAAACTTTTTCCATTACATCGAGAAGGGTCCTGAAATCATCCATTTGCGGAAGTTTTCTAAGTTCAACACTCGCCATCTCCCCTGGAGGTAGAGCTGTCTTGAATAAGGCTTCATCGAATTCTTTTCCGCCAACTTTTGTGATAGGTGCTTCGGAACTGTCCAACGCTTTTTGCCAGAAAGGTTTTATCTTAATAGCCTTGGAAGTTCTTGAAATACCAAGTGCCTCGCGCAATCCAGCATAATTTGGTTTCATAATTCCATCAACTTCCTTGATGTTCTTCTCAAAAATATCTCTTAAATGTACTCCAACACCACGGTAATAGGCCTCATCCCCTACAACATTCTTAATGGATAGAATTGTACTTGGATCCCCACTCTTAATAGCCGTCTTGAATAGACTGCTAGCGGCGCGTGCCGCGTCATGGTCAATTTCCAACTGGTATCCAAGTTTTCTAACTTTTCCTGCTACTCTTCCAGCATCACTTCCCCACAGCAATAATCCATTGGAAAGGAAACGGTCATACGCCGTTAAAGCTTTCACTACTTCCGGTGCATCATAGGCACTTCCTAGTCTTCCAATATCAGCATCCCATGCCTTGATGAGATCCACCACGTCATCCTTGCTGCCTCGCTCTGCGTAACTCATAGCCTTCGCTAAATCTTTCAGTGACTCTGGGTCACGCGCCACGCTTCCAAGTCCTTTCGTTCCTACAAAGAAGTCAAGTTCCTTGCGCATACCAAACATTTGCCTAACGCTTTTTCCGCTTGAATCACCAGACAATCTTTCTAATAATTTAATCCATCTTGCATTTGCAACATTAGGCTTGATTTTTCCTGTTGGACTCTTCGCCCATGTGCTTTTCATATTTCCAAGAATATTTCTAGCCATGACACGCACGGCTTGGTCATTGACAATATCGCCGTAGGCGTCCCCTGCCTCCAATACTCTTTTTTCCAATTCTTTTGCTTCCGTCTGGAACCATCCAAAACGTTTTGCCGCTAAAATCTTATAGGCCTCATCCAGTTCACCCATTGTCGCGTACGGATTCAATCGTCCAAGCATGTTGTCGGATAATCTGCCATACAAATCTCCACGCTGTCCTAGATGCTCCTTGATCCATTTTCCAATCCAAGGAATTCTTCCAAGCATTGGCTCTGTTCCACTCACGAAACCTGCAGCACTGATATGATGCTTTCCTAGTCCTGTTCCCTGAACAAAATTGTCCACCTTAACGGCTGGTCCTAAAAGATTGGCGAATCTGCTTCTGAGCAAGTCAGTGGCAACACCACCAAATATAGGAAGGTTCAAAGTTTCTTTCTGCATAGGCATAAAGTCAGATCCAAATTTCTGGAACAATTTTGCCTCTTCTTCTATTAACTGTTGTGGGTCAATCGCACCGGCTCCTGGACCTTTCTTGGCCATTCCAAACACTCCTCTACCTATTACATTTCTAAGTCCGTAGTAGAGTGGGCGCGCACCAAAGAAAGCACTGGAAATGGATGCATCCAGAATGACATCTTTCTTTAAGCTTTCCCATCGTTCATCCATCGCAGGTCTATTAATGCCGCGTGGACCAAAAGTAAGTGCGTCAGGAAATACCTCGGCAATCTTCTGTTTCAATGTTCCTTCTTCTTCATCTTTAAGAACAGCCTTTCCTTGCCCGGCAGCGTTCATAAGATCAAGCATTATATCATATCCAAAATCCATGGCACCAACAGCTGCGGCACCTCCTATAACAGCGCCTCCTGCCTTTATCCACCATGGTCCTTTAGCTCTTGCAAATCCTGCGGCTGCACCCTTGCTCATGTTTTTCATAAACTTCTTGGCTAACAGTGCTTCTCCAAGGGAATATCCCTTGTTCATTCCGTAAAGTCCACCTAGGGCCTCGGATAAATATTCTATTTGTGGGTAAGGATTAGGCATGGACGTCCATAGTCCTGAGTCATCCCTCATGATATAGGATTCCGCGCTTAACTGCGGATTCATATCAAACAAGTCAAGACCGGCTGCGGAAAGCAGCTTGTCACGTGTCTCCAGTCCCAGCCTTAAAAAGTCCTCGTTTCCTGTCTTATCATATCCATCGCGTGCCTTGTGCAATACTTCTATGATCTGATCTTTCGTTTCATCCCTTTTTTCTCGCCACAATTTTGCCTTTTCCAGTTCCGCATTACGCATTGCCTCCGCTTCTTCATTGCTTGCAATGTCAAATCTTTTTCCTGGAATGATAGGGTTTAAATAAACCTGGCTGAGTGAACGAAATATTTTTCCAATGGGTCCTGTGACCTTCTGCATTCGCTCCTGATTTTTTCTTATGATTCTTTCGGCTTCCGATATGGGAATATCGCCTTCCGTTTTAGTAGTTAATATAGGATCGGCTGGCGCCTCATATCCTGCTGGGATTTCCCCCGTCAGCCAGTTCTTTTCAGCCATTATTGATTCCCCATTATGAAGTCAAATCCCTTATCAAATGTATCTATGATGCTATCCTTGACGTTGCTTTCTTCCTTGTTCTTTTCGATGATGGTGTTCTGTAGCTGCACGTTTGTATCATTTTTCCAGTCATTGAATGTATAAAAAGGTATATTCTTAAGATCAGAATTTTTATGTTCCTTGAGAGTATAGTATTTGTTGGCGAATTCTTTAAATCCTTTGATATTCCACATGTGCCTTCCGGTATTTCCAATTTCCCCACCATCCAGTTCCTTGATATATCGCATTCCTGATACATATTTAAGGGACTGTGGATTAGCTACATCAGGGTCATTCGTGATGCCGGCGTTTCTGTACGCCGTATCAATTTTTTCATACATTTCAGATATGATTGACGTGTGTGCTGAAAGAACGGCCCATCTGCTTGATTTTTGATTGGCTCCGAATCCAGTATATTTTGCATCCTTCAAGGACCCCTGAAGAACGTCTGCAAGCATACGGCCAGTAGGCTGACGCGATCTTGCATATCCTGTTCCAACGGTTCGTGCGATCAGATCCATTGATCCAATGACATCAGCGTTGAAGAATTTATCAAATCCTTCTTTCACCATGAAGGATCGAACTCCAATTGGATTTCCTGCGGCGTCCAACCCCAGAAGTCGCCTGTCACGGGAATGTGATTCCATTCCGTCTTTATTCATCCCTAATTCATTGTACCAATCGATGAAGACTGGAATGGACTGTCCACCCATGTCAATGGCATCGTTGGCAGTTTTGCTTGTAAGGCCAGTATTCTCAAAGGAGTCACCCAATGAGAAAAAACTCTTCGCCATGTTGTCTTCCCACTCTGGATTTTCACCTCTTACAAGTGCTAGAACATCTTCAAATGTTGATTTAAGTCCTAAGCCTTTTTCCGCGAGCTCTCCTGAAGCTCCCATCAAGTGCTCGTTGTCCATCAGTTGACTGAGAAAAGGAATGGAAATATCAAGAATGTCATTCATGTACCCACCAGTTTGCTGGAAGGCCGCCTGTCCGGCTTCAGTTATAAGGGCTCCTGTCTCCTGTTTCCCCAGTGCTCCTAAAAGAACTGGAACATCCTGTCCGCTTGCCGGTGAAATGAAACTGTATTTTGGCCTGTTAAACTGTTCAAAAAAGGCGTTATCCTCCGCCATGACTGAACGGAATGGATCACTGTTCAGCTGCATTTGCTTGACGGATTTAACGCCGTCAGCGTACCAGTGTCCGGCTTCATTCTGTTTCCAGTCTATTTCCGCCACCGTGTACGGCGCACCGCTTGGTCGTGATTGTTTTACCTTGTCCATGTAGAGCTGCAACGCGGCAGTCGCGAGTGCCTGTTTTCGCTCCTCATTCATCGCTCCTAGCTTCATGAGCTGCGGAGCAATTTCCGCTCCAGCCTGTCCGGCTGCCTGAAGGAATCCCTCGATTCCTCCTCTAGTTGTCTTTGCATTCATGAGTGCTGTTCCCAGCTGCAAGAGTAAGGATGCACTCATCATTGGATCACGCTTGCCCATGACCGCCTGTAAAAATCCTATGTACTGCTGTATTTCTGACAGGTCGCTTGGCTCAAGTTCCATGGTACCCTGTGATATTGCTTCATTGTTCTTTCTAATGGTTTCACTAATTAAATCCTGTTTATCATCAATCTCTGTTTGGTCCGTTGTCTTGTCCTTATCCTTTTCATACTCTTTTCTTATGGATTTAAGATCAACGACGTTTCCGGATTCCGCTTCCACCTCATTTATTGGCGTATTGAAGTCAGTGACATTTTCACTTCCGTCCGTCACGACTGTTTTTGTCTCAGTCTCTCCTTCTTGCTCAAGCTCATCCACAGGTAGATCGGTTAAAAGAGAACCGGTTCCTGTAATGGTTTCCGTATCAACTCCAAGGGCATCCGCTAATGCTACATTCCCTTCTCCCAGAGGATTTTCAAGGATTTCATTTTCAACAGTCTTGACTGGCAAGCTTTGGTCCTCGGCCCATCCAAGGTCAATGTTCTTACTATCAAGTTCCTTGATGATTTTTTCCTGCGCCTTTATCTCATCAGATTTAAGAAGTTCTTTTCCGCCACCTATGGCGGCGCCTGCTGTTAATGCTTTAGCTCCTTTTGAAAGAATTTCTTTTCCCCAACCAGTCATAGTTTCCTCTTTTCTTAAAGGACGAAGAGGAACAGGCCACACCTTAGGGATATATCCAAGTGGATTTACCCATCCTTCATTACCCCATTTCAAGGCATCTACGAGATGATTTCGTGTGTATCCTTCAGTGTCTAATTTGGAAGGGTCTATTTCAGCTCTCGTTTCAACATCAGAAAAGATGTTGTCAGCCGCACCAGTTCCATATTTTATTTCTAAATCTTTTTTTGATTTGTCTAGAAGTTTCTTGCTCCATGATTCAGGAACCCATGAACCTCCATATATTTTTCTTTGAAGCCATTCAAGTCCTTTAATTCCATACTCCTCAACAATGTCACTGGGGTTCCATTTTACCTTAGGCTTGAATCCACCACCTCCATATCCAGGAAGTTTATACCCACCACGAGCAAACATAGGCCTGTTTAAAACTCTTCTAGGCATATCTACCCCTGTCCAAATGCGTTCTGATATCCTTGGTAAGCCCCTAGTCCTGTTATTCCTGCTCCAACCGCCTGTGCCATTGGATTAGTCATTGGAGAAGAACCCATTGTTAATGCGGATGAGCTGCTTGGCATTCCTTGATAGATATCCGAGACAAAACCGATTCTTTGGTATGGCTCATACATTTGCTGTATTTGCTGTCTGTATTGAGCGTCAGAAACCTGCTGTGCGCGTTGTTGCCTTTGAGACCCAGCTGCAAATAAGGATGAAAGGTCACCCTGCCCAAGCTGCTGTGCCTGCTGTGCTTGTTGTCCATATCCTCCAGCAACATTCTGCAACCGGTTCATTTGCTCGTCGAAACGGCCAGTTGCCATCTGCTGTGCCTGCGCAAAGTTTTGCGCCTGCGATTGTCCTACGGCCTGTGCACGCTGTCGTCCAAGTTCTGCGGTGGTAATTCCTTCTCTTTCTGTTCCAAAGGAACCAGTTCTTCCTGCACGGGCACTGGCTTCATTTTGTAATTTTGTAAATTGATCCTCAATGGATTGTGTCACTGATTCCTGGTAAGGATTCATATATTGTTGATATGATGATGGGTCATATTGAGCGCCGCCAGCAATGTTTAATGCACTGGTAGCGGCACCCATGTACGGCAAATAGCTTCCAAGCCCTTGCGTAGTTTGTGTAAAACCTGTTTCTTGAAGTGGGTCAAATTGTGCAATTTGTTGAGTGGGTATTTGTAATGTTCCAGGTGTAGTAACAGCCCCCTCCCCAGCAAGTCTTCCAGTTAAGTCCATTAATTGAAGCTTACGCGCCTCTATTTGTGGTGCTTCCCTTTCAAACTGTTGGTATATCTGTGGATCAGATGGTTGGTATGGGTCTGGTCGTGGTATTCCTGGTATGGAACTCATTATAAATCTCCTCTGTAAATCTTGCTAACTTCCTTCATCCCCAATCGCTTTGCCATCGCGTCAAACTTATTAATATTATCAACGCTTTCTGGCTCAAATATAATTTCTTTTGCTTCTCTAGTCTTTGCCCACGCCTTGAACATTTTCATCATGACTATGGCTGACATCTTTCCGCGGTGTTCTTTTTTAACATATAAATCCATTTCCTTTGCAAACTTTGCAGTTCCAAAACTGTACTCCATTATGATTCCAGTCATGAAACCTATGTTCTTATCATCCTCGTGTGCTATGATTCCGAACATGTCCGGATTAGTAAGCACCATGTGAAAATATTTTTTTACCTTATCTTCACTAAACTTCACTTTTTTGGACCAGTTTGATTCAGCATGCAATTCCCTTGCTGTCTTTATGATCCAGTCGAGGTCATTCTCCCCGATAAATTTCCATTTCATTAAACTACTGTTGGTTCCTCTCCCGGTCGCGCGGACTGAGGATCAAGACGATTCATCATCTGATACATTCGCTTTGCTCCTTCCCTCCGATCGCCGCCTCCAGCGTTTTTCACGGCATTCGCCGTCATGACAAACTCGCCGTCTGATAATTTTGCGTTCACACTATCCGATGTTCCAGTACCTGGACCCATGACATGCGCTCCGCGTGTATAGTCCCCTCCGGATTGCATTCCCAATCCTAGGTCTCCTTGCTCTTCTTCGCCAATCTCGGACATTGGACCGATATAGTCACCCATCTCTCCCATTCCTGATGGTCCCATCATAGGCATTTCTTCATCTTCACCAAGAGTAGGGGCAATCATTCTCATAATAATTTCCATTATTTTTTCCATTAAAGGATCGCGTTGGTTAACAATTCCCTCCAGTATTTCAGGTGGAATTCCTTCGTCTCCCGCGAACATTTCCGAAGTAGCTTCAGGGAAATCACTGTACGCTTGAATTCCTTCGTCCGGCATATCCACTGGTCCTACAGCTTCTCCAGCCATTGGCGCTTCTTCCTGCATCATTAAATCTTGCATGAAATCTCCGCCACCTTGCAACGCCTGCATGATTCCACCTCTTTTTACTCCTGCCGTCAATCCCCATCCAGGCCACCTGTACATGTTTTCATCACCGTATAATGGATTTTGCATTATTTCATCCATTAGTGCCTGCTGCCTTCTTGTTCTCTCTGCACCTTGCTCCTCCAATTCTTCAGGTTTCCATCCTGCCTGTGCATGGCCTATGACTTCCGGTGCAAGTCCTAACCAATCAAATTTATCCTTGTATCCTGTTATATCACCTTTAGCGCCCATTCCAAGGGCATCAAGGGCATCCAGTATTGCGTTACCAGTTGCTCCTCCTCCATAAGTTGGAACCTTCTTCGTGAACATGTCCATGAAGTTCAGTTGAGGTATTCCCTTTTCCATAACACCTCCGTGCTTAGGAACCTGTCCTGTCATGAGTCTCCACCATGGTACATCGGTTCCTTTACTCATTCCTACATCCTCGATAAATTCTGTGCCTGATTCCCCTCCTAAAAAAGGTTGTGTTAATTGATAATTCTTCCACGCCTGAAACGGCAGCGACCACAGTGCGGATGACATTGCACCCCTTCCTGCATGCGGCTTGCCCATTGCCGTGCTTGTTAAATAAGAAGTTGCGTAGCGCTTCGCCATGTTCTTCAGCATGGAGCTTGTCAGGAACTTGTTCATGGCCGCTTTTCCGAAGATGCCATAACCTCCTAGTCCTAAACCTAGTGCTATCCTTGCTTCATCACTGCCTGCTGCTCTCTTTACATCTCTCCATCTATCCGATAGCCAGCTCATTATGATGTTCCTCCGAATATGTCAGGTAATTTGTTCACGTTAATTGAAACGTCCCTCCTTATATCCTGTTCTGTTGTGTCAGTTGCAGGGTTATTGATGTCGGCCTCCGCTGCGTCTTCATCGGCGTAGACCTCCCCTGTTGTGGCGTGCTTGACCGTGGATTTAGTCTCCACGTCCGGTATAGGAAATGTTTTTTTTCCAGCCATCACGGTAATATCATCTTTTATAGCCATTTTTTCTCCTTATTGCAATCATTATGTTATTTCCATTACACTTAGGATCACGTGCAGATCGCCTCCGTTCTCCGCCTGTACCTTCAATACCTCGGATTCCTTGAAGACCACCGGTGCTGTTCCGCCTGTCTGCTGTGATGACTTTAACAATTCTTCCGATTCTCCTTTTTGTACTTTCCTGTTCGTCTCCAAATTATAGCTCACACTGTTCGTATCCACAAGATAAATGGAGATTTTGCAGTCATTCTCCTCATCAGTATTCGATACGCGAAGGGACTTGACAATCGCCGTTGTCTCTGATCCCACCGTATAGAGTGTTGTCAGCTCGCTTGTCGTCAAGACAGCTTTGTAGTTTACAAACGCGTTGGCCATTTATACTCCTAAGAACCATGCTCTTTGTTCTTCCTCGTCACCTAGCGTGACAGGTGTATAGGTATTGTTCAATATGAAGATCATTTGCTCAAGTGTTGCAATCAATTGATTGAGTTGCGATTGATCGTATTCTTCCCTTGCTTGCGGTAACATAGGAACTGTTATCTTTGCCATTATGCCCCCCTCAATCCGTCTGGTTTTCCGTCAAACCTCATTGTTCCATATCTCCAATCTTCATCAACGGCGTCGCTTCCAACACGGAGTGCCAATTGCCGTCCTCTTATGCGTGTGTCCTGTTTTGTTGTGCTTGTAGTAATTGCATATGGTCCGTTAGTTGTTTGTGATGCTGCTGGATAAGGACGAGACTTCACTGTCACATCAACCGTTCCTGTTTGATTCTTGAAGTCAGGAATAAAACGGGAGATGGACAGAAACTGATCTCCATCCGCAATGTCAATATCACCTGATTCAATATATGCTGTCATCGCTGATCCTGCAGCGTTAACACCTTTCTCCTGTGCGTAGACAAAAGTTCTTCCATCTTTGTTTCCATAGATTGTTGAAATTGTTGCCGTAGAATCATCGGAATCAAATTCCGTTGCATACGGGTTAGCATAAACTCCACGATCAGCCCACGTGCTTCGTGATAAGGATCCTGTATGCCACAGGTTCTCTGCATAGTTAAAAGTTACATGCCTGTTTATTTGTAGTGATCCACTAGCAGCGTAGAACCATATGACTTCGTTAAAGTCCGAGTTAGACGAACAGTAAATATCTCCTACTGCATTCGGATTAATATCATCAAAGACGTAATCCTGCACTGTGCATGGGATCTTTTTAACAGCACCATCGAACATGAAAAAAGAATCATGGCCCATCCAATAGGATATGCCACTAATATCAATAGCCGTATGAATTCCAACCGCTCCGCAATTGTCACCTAGTTGCTTGAATCCAAAAGTGAAAGGTGGACCAATAAATTGCATCTGGTAAAGTGATGTATCTGTCCAAATTAATATTGCACCCCTACTTCTTACAGCCGCATTAATTTGGTTTCCTGCAGTAAGTCTTTGTGACCCTGCCGTATTAGTCGCAGTTGGTGTCCAAGTATTAACTGTTTCCTGATCCGACCAGCGTATAAACATGTTGTCCTGCGTGGTTGTTGT